TCTATACCTACAGCCAAGTGGAATGCACAATGGATGCAAAATCCCGTGGCCGAGGAGGGTGCACTTATAAAACGTGAATGGTGGCAAGCGTGGGATAATGAACAGATACCTGAGTTAAATTATATAATACAATCGTACGATACAGCATTTAGCAAAAAAGAAACGGCAGACTATTCTGCTATTACGACTTGGGGTATATTTACTCCTACAGAAGGTGGAGCACCAAACATAATACTATTAGACGCGAAAAAGGGTAGATGGAACTTTCCTGAACTAAAAGAAAAAGCACAGGAAGAGTATAAGTATTGGGAGCCAGAGGTTGTACTAATCGAGGCCAAAGCGTCCGGGTTACCACTTACACACGAATTACAAAAGGCTGGCATACCAGTTATTAACTTTACACCGTCAAAGGGAAATGATAAACATTCAAGAGTGAACAGCGTGGCACCGCTGTTTGAATCTGGTGCAGTATGGGCACCAAGCGATAGACGTTGGGCAGAGGAAGTCATAGAGGAGTGTGCTGCATTCCCCTTTGGCGATCATGATGATTACGTGGATAGCATGACGCAAGCATTGATGCGATACCGTCAAGGTTATTACGTTGAACTAAAGGACGACTTTGCTGATGAACCAACAAATGCAAACTACAGAAGACAATACTACTAAGAACTTTTACTTAGGCGGTTTTAACATAGGGCTTGATCCAGATGATCAAATGGAGCTTAATCAAGCACTAGCAAAAAACACGTCTGATTTAGCTAAAGGTGCTGTACAAACTGGTATAGAAACTGTTGGTATTGCAAACGCGTTAGTAGATGCGCCGTTAAATGAAGGCACAAGAGATAGTGACTACTATGGTCCTATAGACGGTTTTAATAGAATTTTTAGTAATGCATTTGGTTACAGTGGTGACCAAGAAGCGTTAAGTGGTTTAACTATTCCTACAGAAGAATATTTATCTAATCCTAGATTTGTAGAACACATGGCAGATCTAAATAAATACAGTGAATTTGATGCAGCAAGAGCCATCAGTCCTGAATTTGGAAACGCCGTAAAAATTGCTCAACAAACAGGTAACGTAGAAGCTTTTACATCTGTTTTTAATAAATTAAGAGATGAAGCAATTTTAGATGAAGATTTAGCACAACAATTATTAGATTTTAAAGATCAAACGTGGCGCATAATGTCATTCGATGAAAACCAGGAAAATATAATAGTAAACAAATTACCACAAGTAGATGAAGGTTTATTTGGAATTGATCTTACATTAGATCCTTATTTTTCTAAAAAAGGTGATCTTGTATTACCAAGCGAAGGTGTATTTGGTATGCGTGATGGTAAGTTAGTCCAATTGGCATCTTCTGTAAGCAGACCATTTGATGAAATGTTAATAGAGGGTAACCCAGGTGCAGAGTTTGTAGCAAAAAATGTTACTGATAAAATTGCTTTTCAAGGACCTGAAATGTTACCACCAGAGGGAACTGGACCTATGTACATGTTACCAATGATGGCTGGTATGGTTACAGGTGCAGGTGTTCCTGCAGCAAAAGGAATAATGGCTGCTGGACGTACTGCTATGAGAACAAAACCTGCTGTAACAAAACAAAGAAAAGAACCATATTTATACGAAGGTATATTAAGCAATATAAAATAATGCCTAATCCAACAGTATTAAAAAATTTAAAAAACATAGGACGTGTTGATAACATTGATGATGTAGCATCAACTAATTACACAGGTGTAGATGATGCAGTATACACAGGTATATTTAATAGCTTAGTAGATTCTGGAAAAGATCCTGAGCAAGTAAAAAATTTTTTACACACCGAGTTTTATCCATACGAAGGCATGGGCATAGAAGGTTTAGAACCAATACAAAAAATTAAACAGAAGGTAAATGAAGATTTAGAAATGGGTAATATAGATTTAATTGGTGATAAACGTGTTGATACTGCTGATACACTATTACCTCCTAACATTAGTAAAAAAGACCAAGCCTTTATTGATTTCTTTTCGCAAGAAGGATTAGACTATACCGCTGTACAAAATTACGCAAAAAAATTAATTGATGATGGCGTGTATGCACCCAATAAAACAGGATCGCCTTTTCAAAATGCTTTAACACAAATAGGTAAGATTGCTAAAAAATATCCTGACCACCCAGCATCTAAAAATTATAAATTACTATCTAACCAGGCAATGAGTGAGGCTGGAAAAAAAGCAAACATACCAATTGAAAAAATAAAAGAAGGACAAAAGAAAGGTATTGAAACCCAACGTCAAACTGGTGTTACAAGATACGAAAGATTGTATGATCACATGATAAACAACAACATGACTATTGGTGATGCTGTTGCTGATTTATATAGTATAAATAATAATGGAAAAATTATTCCAAAAGGAACTAAACACGATCAAGTTGTAGGTTCTTTTTTAAGATTAGAAGATACAATTAAAAAAACTAATCCTGATTTACACAAAGCTTTAGACAACGAAATAAAAGCATACCAACTTAGTGAAGTTATAAACAGGCAAGTTAAATATGGAACTAAAGAATATGAAATGGCAAGAAGAGCTTTGGCAAATGACTTAGGAATAGATGTTGCTGACATTGACAGAGCGCATTCTGTTATGAAAAAAAGATTAGATAAACTTTACACATTGTTAGATGAAGGTAAAATTACTCGTCAAGATTTTGAAAGATTAAGAAGACCTAGTTATTTTTTATTAAAAAAACAAAATGCTGAACATATAAAATTAGAAGAAAATTTAGATATATTTTTAGAACGAAAAGCATTTGCACTTGAAAACGGCAATGATTTTGTGGCACAAAAAGCACAAGAAGGCATAGATAAAATTGTGGCAAGAATGGATGAAATAGGTGTAAAATCAGAAATGTATGATCCAGTTGATAAAGCAATTGCTATTTTTGGTAGAGAACCTACAAAAGAGGATTTTTTACGCTATAAAGATGATAGACTTACGAATGATAGAGGCAGTTTTTCCTTTGGTGGTGATACAACACAATATAATAGGCAAGAAAACCCTAATGAGGTACAAGTAGCCATGGCATTTCCTAAAGGTAACCCGTTTAAACTTAAAGATCCACCTGATTTAACGACAGATTTTGGCGCTGACACGTTAAAATTGCCTTCTTCAGGCGCAAAAAACGTAAATGTGGCAGAAAATGTAGCTCCAGTTAACCCAAATTCAATTTTTTTCTTTAAATCAGACCAAATTTTAGCAAATGCGCCTATGAACAAGGCACAACCACAACAATGGCTTAATTATTTAAAAAAACAAGGCGTTTCTCCAACAGAATTAGACGAATTTGGCTTACAAAACGTGATAATGAATTTAGGAGACTATGATCCTTCTACTGGAAAATACAATAATGTTAAACCAATATCTAAAAACGATTTACTTAACATTTACAAAAAAGAAAAACCGATTTTAACTTATAAAATTAATCAAGTTGAGCCTTTTGAAAAAGGCATAAAAGATTTTAGACTTTTTTTAGGCCATACTAATAGATATAACAATCAAACAGATATAGAACAAATAAGAGAACTAAAAAACAAGCCTGCAGATCTTGCAGGTGACAATATGCGTAAAAAAATAGGTACAATATTAGATACTGAGTATGATTCTTGGGATGCTATGTCAAAAGACATAGAATTTGTAATAAATGACACTTATAAAAAATTTTACGGCATAGATAATGTAATTAAAAACGGCGTTGGCGACGAAGTTGTGCCTTTTTATTCAAAATCAGTTTTAGACAAATTTAAACGTTTAAAAGATGGAGAAGGTTTTTACATGTCTAAAAATGACGTTAGACATGGCGGTGCACAGTTTTTAAAGGGTGGAACTAACTACATAGAGGTGCCGTTTACGTTTAATCCGCAAAAAGGTAGTAAACGTGCAGCAGAACCTAAATATACTTATGGTGATGGACACTTTGCAAACCAAGACGGTAACAATCCTTTTATGTGGTTTAGAGCCTCGGAGCGCGTAGATGAATCCGGTAGACGTGTATTGTTTATAGAAGAAATACAGTCTGATATGCACCAACAAGTGCAGCAAAAGGGTAGTAAATATGCAGCAAGGACCGATGCCCCAGGTCAAAAAGATATGGCTTATCTTAATGATAGAAAAGCTACATTGACCACTGAGTTAGAAAAAGTAAGTGATCAAATTGATAAAATTACAAACCATACTGACCCATCTGCTGCAACTATATTAGAAAGATTAAAAACTAAGAGAGATTTTATTAGAAGCAACTTAGAAGTAATAAATGAACAAATGGCAAAGGCTACTAAGACAGACGGATTCCCAGAAGGACCATTTAAAAAATCTGAAAACCAAGCAAAAGTTGCAATTAAAACAGCTATAAATTTAGCACAAAAAGAAGGGTTTGACGGCGTTGCAATGGTTACAGGATTAGCTAAAAATAGAGGTGCAAATGCAACCGGAGCTAATGCAAGAGGTAATTTAGGTTTTTATGACAATATAGCTAGCAAGGCTATGAAAGTAACTGCAAAAAATTTAGACCTTGATTTTTCTGCTACAAACATTAAAGATGGTGACGGTAATACGTATGCAAAAATACCTTTGATAACGTTTGATAAAGCTACAGATACTAAACCAGTAGAAATATACAAGAAAGATGGTGGATATATACATTACCCCTCTTTTGTTGATGTTATCTCACCATTATGATAGGATAAACTATGGCAAAACCAAAAACTAGACCAGTCGCTGCCAGCACAATAGAAAAAGCAATTGACGCACTTGCAACAGCAGGTGTTGACGTTGGCGCAAATGAAACAGCACAAGAAATTGATGTAGATAGAGGCGTAAATTTTGACGCTGATTTTCAAATTATGGAAGACGGAAGTGCAGAACAAATAACTGATCAAACACAAATAGATCAAACACAAATACCTTTTGATGCAAACTTAGCTGATTTTATAGAAGAAGATGAGTTAAGAAAGTTTGCAGATGATCTAACAAGTTCTTTTGACTCAGATAAAAATTCTAGAAAAGACTGGGAAGATACTTACACAAAAGGTTTAGACATGTTGGGTTTTAAATACGAAGACAGAACACAGCCTTTTGAAGGCGCTAGTGGTGTTATACATCCATTGTTAGCAGAATCAGTTACACAATTCCAAGCACAAGCATATAAAGAATTATTACCACCTGGCGGACCAGTTAATACAGAAATAGTCGGTGAAATTACACCACAAGTAGAACAACAAGCTAAACGTGTAAAAGATTACATGAATTATCAAATTACACACATTATGAAAGAATACGATCCTGACATGGATCAATTACTATTTTATTTACCGTTATCAGGATCTGCATTTAAGAAAACATATTACGATGCAGGGTTAATGCGTCCTGTATCTAAATTTGTTTCAGCAGAAGATTGCGTTGTAAATTATGGTGCAGCATCATTAGAAGATGCAATAAGAATTACACATGTTACAAAAGTTGATGGCAACACTTTACGTAAACAGCAAGTAAGTGGATTTTACAGAGATGTACCAATTACATCAGGAAGTGTAGATTTAAACAGTGACGTAACAGATAAGGTAGATGAACTAGAAGGTTTATCACCAGACAATAACGCAGGCGATGATGAGCATACATTATTAGAAATGCATGTCGACGCAGACGTTCCAGGTTTTGAAGATGAAAGTGGTATTAAATTACCATACATTGTTACAATAGACAGACATTCTTCTACTGTTTTATCTATAAGAAGAAATTATTCAGAAAACGATCCAACAAAATCTAGAGTGGATTATTTTACACATTATAAATTCCTCCCCGGATTAGGCTTTTATGGATTTGGCTTGATTCACATGTTAGGTGGATTGTCAAGAACTGCAACAAGTGTTTTGCGACAGTTAATTGATGCAGGTACTCTTGCCAATCTACCAGCAGGATTTAAAGCACGTGGCATGCGTATACGTGACCATGATCAACCTTTACAGCCAGGAGAATTTAGAGATGTAGATGTAACAGGACAATCTATAAAAGAATCTTTATTACCATTGCCTTACAAAGAACCTTCGCAAGTATTATTTGCATTACTAGGTTTCTGTGTCGATGCTGGTAAATCATTTGCTGCAATTGCAGACATGAAAATGGGCGAAGGTAATCAACAGAATCCTGTTGGCACAACATTAGCATTATTAGAACGTGGCACAAAAGTCATGAGTGCAATACACAAAAGATTGCACTATGCACAAGCAACAGAATTTAATTTATTAGCAAAATGTATACAATTGTTTTTACCGCCAGAATATCCATACATGGTAAAAGGTGGAAACAGATTTATAAAACAAACTGATTTTGATGAACGTGTAGATATATTACCTGTATCTAATCCAAATATATTTTCTATGTCACAACGTGTTATGTTGGCACAACAGCAATTGCAATTAGCAATGGCTAATCCTGCATTACATAATTTACGTGAAGCATACAGAAGAGTATACCAGGCATTAGACGTAGACAATATAGATGCGTTATTAAAACCAGATCCATCACAACCAAAACCTATGAGCCCTGCTATGGAAAACTCTGTTGCCATGCGTGGTCAACAACCAAAAGCTTTTCCACAACAAAATCACAAAGCACACATAGATACACACGCGGAATTTATGTTTACGCGTATGGTGCAAATAAATCCACAGTTATACGCTATGATGCAAGCACACGTAATGGAACACATAGGATTGATAGCTGCATTGCAAGTTGAAGACGAAATGAAAGAACAAAACATGCAAATGCAACAAATGGCACAACAAGCACAACAAAATCCACAAATGGCACAACAGTTACAGCAAGCACAACAAGAGTTTATGCGTGTCAAAGAATCTCGTATTTCTGAATTAGAAGCAGAAATGATAAAAGAGATGGCAAAACAAGAGCAAGAAAAAGCTGGTAACATGACTCAAGATCCACTTGTAAGATTAAAACAACAAGAAATTGATTTAAGAGCAGTTGAATTAGCAGCAAAACAAGAGCAAGAAGACAATAAGATTATGGCTAACATTGGCATAGAAGCAGAGAAATTAGATCTTGCTAGAGATCAAATGAAAGCTAAAGGCGAAGAAGTTGTCTTTAAAGAAGGATTGAAAGCTGTTGCAGAGTCTGATAAACAAACTATTGAAGACATAAAAGAAAACATGGAAACTTTGCGAGAAGATCGTAGATTGCAAAGTGCAGAAAAACTTGCTACATTAAACAAAGGTAATAATGGACGACAAACTGACGATAATTAGTAGAGCTATGCAAAATTTAGACAAAGCAGCAAGATTAGAAATTAAAACTGAAGAGGATAAATTATTGATTGCAAGTGCGCTAATGGCTGTTACAAGGAATCTTTATATTGAAACTATTGGTGCCGATGATACGGCCCATGTGTTTGCTAGCGTTGCAGATAGCTTTTTTATAGATGATCTAACACGTTATGTGGACAAACCAACGATACATTAGGAGGTAACATGAATTTATTAAAAGATTTATGGGCACATCTAAAAGAGTGGAGTGATTGGGGCATGAAAGACTGGATTAAAGCCGGTATAGTTGCAATCATAGTGCTTTTAGTGCTTAATTCAATGATAGGTGCTTAAGTGGTAAAATTTACTGCAAGAGACGACGTAAGAGACGCTTACAGAGCTGGTCTATCCGGTGCTAGACAATTTTCTGGCACCGGAGACGCTCGAGATGCTTTTCAAAGAGGTAGAAGATCTGCACGTGATTTTAGAAACAACAGAAGATTTAGTCCTACTAGAAGCACATACGGCCGTAACACAGGCAAAACATTTATAACAAAAGCTGCAGACAAAGCAGGAGATAAATTAAGAGATATATATTCTGGTGCTGAAGAAGGCATTATGGGCGCTTATGACGCAATGATAAAAGCTGGTAAACAATTGTTTGTTGACCCAATAATGAAAGCATCAGAGAATAGAAAAATTATGGGCGACGCATTAAATGATAATGTTAGAATGTCCATGATGACAGATAAGGACAAAGAATTTTACGATAAATATATGCGTCTTGCTGATTTAACATCGGATCAAGATTTAGCAAGACAATACAGAGACACAGCTAACACTGCTATGCGAAACGCACAAATAAGCAGTAGAATTAATTATGGATTAGGACAATTAGGATATGATACAATAGGTAAAGAAGGTTTTGATTCTTACAAACAACCTATGTTTGACGAAGGTAGTCCAAGATTTAACATGGATAATTTTATGTCAGGATTAGGATCTTCATCAATAGGCAAAGCATTTTTAGCAGAAGCACAAAAAGCACAAAGTGAAGAAGAAGGTGGGTCACCAATTGGTAACGCTATGAAAGAGTTTACTTTTATGGATGAGCCAAATCAATTTGTAGGTGGTGATGAATATTTTGAAGGTAAAGCAAGAAGAGATCCAATGAATCCTCAATTAAATTTTAGAAATGTTGCTATGTATGATCCTTATTTAAGTCCTAACACACCATTTTTTGAAAAAGGCAGACCTTATTACCTTGATTACTTAAGACGATTTCAGGATTAAAAGTGGTAAATCCACATACTGACATATACAACCAACAGACTGATCCATTTAACGTTAACGTCGGATCAACAACGGGAACCACTGGTGGATTTGCTGGTAGTGGTATAACAGAACCTCCTCCTGAAACAGGTGGTAATAATAATCAAACAAATAATCAAACAAATAATCAAGCAACTGATTTTTTTAATTTTGAAGATAAAAAACAAGCTGCACAACAAAAAGCTGCACAAGAAGCAAAAGATGCATACATAAGTAGATTAAAAAATTATGCTTTAACAAACATAGCAGATAAAGGTTTATTAACAGATGAATTTGGTAATTTAATTTACGATACAGGATATGGTGGTGACGAGAGATATGAATTACAAAAAGACGTATTTGACAATCCTTTATTTAACGCTGCCAATGATCCAACTCTAAACACAGATTTATACAATGTAGATAGTTTTACTGGTGACGTTCCTGTTTCTGATTTTCAAAAATTAAATTTATTGCAAACTGTAGGAGGCATAGGTGGATTATTTCCACAAGATCAATTTGGTAATCCATTATTAGATTCAAACGGTAACATGATTATGTCAGGTTTAGGACACGTTATGGTAAATGATGTTTGGAATGCAGCTTTTGATCCTGGTGGTACTAGACCAGGTGAAGATTATACTGCAGCTGGAATATCTAGTTTTTTAAATGATGCAGCAAAAGATTATTGGAGATCTATGGATGAAAATTGGTACGGCAGTTTTAACTATGATTCTTTTTTAGGAGAGCCAATAGGCATAGAAACATTAGGTATAAAAGATCCTAAATTCTGGCAACAAAAAGCATTGTCAGAGTTAGATCCTACTGGATTTATGGACAGAGAAATGATATACGGAGAGGAATTAACAGATCGCGTAGCAAACCCAGGTGCTGCTTTAGTAACACCATTTGCTGAAGGCGTGATTGAAGGAGTAGATGTATAATGTGGCAATTACTAGCTAAACCTTTATTAGGTGTTGCCGTTGATGGAATCAAAGGCTTCGTAGAAACAAAAAAATTAAATGGCGAAGTTAAGATTGCAAAAATTAAGGCAGAAAAGAAAAAACAAGAAGATATAGCAGCAGGTAAAATAAAGTGGGAAGCAGCAGCTGTGGATCAAATGAAAGGATCGTGGAAAGACGAACTAATTTTAATTTGCCTACTGGCGCCAGCCGTAGCAGTCTTCGTGCCTAGTTGGACACCACACATAAAAGCAGGCTTTGAAGCCTTGCATTCTTTACCGGATTACTATAAACATTTATTGTATTTAGCTTGCTCAGTTTCTTTTGGCGTTAAGGCTGGACCTGTAGCAATGAATTTTTTTAAAAAGGGGAAATAACCATGGCAAAAAAACTTGTTGGAAATCAAAGTAAAATCGACAAAAATAAAGATGGCAAAATTAGTGAAGTAGATTTTAAAATGATGGGTAATAAAAAAAATATGAAAAAAGGAGGCCGAGTAGCAAAAAAAGCTGGTGGTCGAGTTAAAAAAATGGGCGGTGGGTCTATGATGAAAAAACCTATGGCTGGAAGAATGTATAGAAGAGGAGGCAAAGCAAAATAATGGCTGATAAAAAAGATACACACGTAACAAAAGATGGTAGAACTGTTAAAAAAGGTTTGTATTATTATATGAACAAAAGAAAAAAAGCAGGTACAAGCAGAAAAGGTAAAGGAACTGTTACTGATAAAGCTTTAAAACAATCTGCTAAAACAGCTAAAAAGACTAAGAAAAAGAAAAAGGATTAATGCAAGATGAGACCGCGATTTATCTAATCCTTAGAAAGATTAGAGAGCGCAAAGAAGATTTAAAAGAAGTTATCGCAGCTGGATTACCTAGTTGGGATGAATATAACAAAACCGTAGGTGAATATAAAGCCTATGCAATAATAGAACAGGAAATACAAGACCTGCAGAAAGATGAGGAAAACAATGACGGAGAGCGAATTACCTAAACGAGTATTTGCATTAGAAGAAAAAGATTTGTCAGTAGAAGCTGACGAAAACAACAAAGTAGCAGAAGAAAAAGAAAATAGATTTCTTAAAAAAATACAAGAAGATGCTACAAAAGATATACAACATTTACCCACAGAAAAAGTATTAGAAAGATTACCTGATCCTACAGGTTGGCGTATGTTAGTTTTACCATACAAAGGACAAGGTAAAACAAAAGGTGGTGTAATATTAACAGATGAAACAATGCAAGAACGTGGCTATACAACAGTCACAGGTTTGGTTCTTAAATTAGGACCAGATTGTTATAAAGACAAAGAAAGATTTCCAAATGGGCCTTGGTGTAAAGTAAATGATTGGATTATATTTGGTCGTTATGCCGGGTCTAGATTTGGAATAGAAGGTGGAGAAGTGAGGATACTTAACGAAGACGAGATAATTGCTGTGGTAAAAGACCCAGAGGATATCTTGCAATACAAATAAACAGGAGTAAAGTATGCCTGCAGAAGCGCAAACTAAAGTAGAAGCTCAATCTGAAGCCGAAGCAAAGATGGTTGATTTACCGTCTGATGGACCATCGGTTGATGTAGAACTTCCTACGAAAAAAGAAAAAACTATTAATCCTGAACCAGAGCAAACAGAAGTAGTTGTAGAAGAAAATAAAGATACTGCATCTACAGAAGAAATGGATGACTATGGTAAAAAGGTACAATCCAGGATTGATAAATTAACAAAAAAATTAAGAGAAGCTGAAAGACGTGAACAAGCAGCTGTCCAATATGCTCAAGGAGTACAAGAGCAAGCTAAAACTTTACAAAGTAGAGTTGGAAATCTTGATAGAGGATATGTTTTAGAATACGGAAACCGTGTAAAAGCTGAAACAGAAGATGCTAAAAAAAGATTGAAAGAAGCAATGGATGCTGGAGATGTTAACGCTCAAGTAGAAGCACAACAAGATTTAGCAAGATTAGCTGTAGAAAATGAAAGAGTAAAAGCAACTGAAGCTAAAAGAGAAAAGGCAGAAACGCCTGTTGCTCAACCAAATACAGCTCAACAATACCAACAACCTAGAACACCTCAACCTGCTGCTCCGCCAGATCCAAAGGCAGAGGATTGGGCTGAAAAGAACGAATGGTTTGGTAAAGACGAACCTATGACCTTGACTTCTTTCTCAATTCATCGTAAACTAATGGAAGAAGGATTTGACCCGCAGTCAGATTCATATTATAGTGAGATTGACAAAAGAATGCGGGACACTTTCCCTCATAAGTTTGATAAACAAGTTTCGCCAACTCAAACGGTAGCCTCTGTAAATAGAGGAAACCAACCGATTGCGCGCAAAGGTACTGTGAGACTCACACCATCACAGGTCGCCATAGCAAAAAAACTAGGTGTGCCACTAAGCGAATATGCGAAATACGTGAAGGAGTAGGCATATGGAAAAAACTAAAAATACAAAACTACCGTCACGCGAGTCAGAAACTAGGGCTAAGAGAGAACGTCCTAAAGTATGGACTCCACCGTCACAACTAGATGCACCACCTGCACCTAACGGATTTAAACACCGTTGGATAAGGGCCGAAGCAGTAGGGCAGATGGACCAAAAAAATGTGTCCGCTAAACTACGAGAAGGATGGGAATTTGTGAGAGCAGATGAATATCCGGAAATGGAATGGCCTGCAATTGATTCAGGTAGATACGAAGGTGTTATAGCTGTTGGAGGTTTAATGCTAGCAAGGATCCCTAACGAGATTGTTGCACAACGTAAAGCTTATTTTGAGCAATTAACTCAAGACAAAGACGAAGCTGTTGCAAATGATCCAATGAAGGACCAACATCCTAGCATGCCTATCTCGAAAGAGAGAAGTTCTCGCGTAACATTTGGTGGCAAAAGAAACACTTAGTTTCTCCCACAGAGTTACAAAATTTAACACACTCGGGGTGAGTGTGTTATAACAATTTATGTAAGGAGATAATCATGGCTAATAATAATGCGCCATTTGGCATGAGACCAGTGGGTAGATTAGGAAGCGCTCCGATGACACAAGGTACGTCAAAGTACAAAATTGCTGATGGCTACGGCACTGCAATTTTTAAAGGCGATATCGTAAAGTTAGTTGCTGCAGGAACAATACAATTAAGTTCTGTTACTGATGTTGCTAACGTTGGTGTTTTCAACGGTTGTTTCTATAATGATCCTACTACTAAAAAGCCAACGTTCTCAAATTATTACCCTGGTAGTATTACACCATCCAGCGGTGATATTGAGGCATTTGTCTATGATGATCCAAACATGCTTTTCGAAATTCAAGACAATGGAACTTTAGGCCAAACTGCTATCGGCGATAACGCTGATCACGTAGCTGGCACAGGTTCTACTGTTGACGGACAATCTAGAAACACGCTTGGTTCTGCTGCTGGCGGAACTGCGCAACTTAGAATAATCCGAATTTCTGAAGACCCGGATAATAGTGATATTGCTTCTGCAAACGCTAACTTTATTGTTAAGTTTAACGAGCATCTTTACTATAATAACGGGGCAGGCGTATAAACCTAGGAGATATTGAACAATGGTAATTTCAAGAATGCAATTGGTCAAAGAACTCGAACCAGGCTTAAACGCATTGTTTGGGTTAGAGTATGACCGATACGAAAACCAGCACACAGAAATCTTTGATACAGAGAATTCTGATCGTGCTTTTGAAGAAGAAGTAATGCTTGGTGGGTTCGCCAATGCAGCTGTAAAGCCTGAGGGTCAAGGGGTAACCTATGAAGACGCTCAAGAAACTTTCACTGCAAGGTACACTCACGAGACTGTTGCTTTAGCTTTCTCACTAACTGAAGAAGCTGTAGAGGATAACCTCTATGACAAAATCAGCACTAGATATACAAAAGCGTTAGCAAGATCTATGGCTAACACTAAGCAAATTAAAGCAGCAAACATATT